ATTTACGACACGGGAAATCAAAAAATTATGCCGCCTTTTTAAATGCAAGTTTGACTATCTGTTCGCAGAAGAGGATGAGAAGGGAGTGTGAGAGCCGATGCACGCAGAAAAGCATGTTCAAGAAAAAGAACGGCTAAACCAGGCATTGAATGGAAAACTGACTCAGGCGGTAGATGATATTAAGGATGCCTTGAGAAGAAATAATATAGAGCATTCTGCAGGAATAGCCGTTGATGTATGTATTTATGCAATTGAAGAATTGCACATGGAAAGACTTAATCTTTCAAGGTTCGTACAGTAATGGCAGGTACCTGCATGAGCGGTTCATTGCGTTCGGAATGCCATTTTAAAACATCGGTGTTGAAGTCATTGATATCTGCCATGATCGCACGTAAGTGCTTCCAGGAAGCAGCATTCATGACTTTCTTACACTGCGGACACACTGGTGCGGAATCAGCGGTGCTATTCTGAAATTCTGATTCAAAAATACATCCGCACTCGCAAGTAATAGTTGACTGAATGAACATAGGCGTATCTCCTTTCTTCTGTACTCGGCTCTGGCGGGAGCCTGTACAGAGAGTATAACATCAGAGGGACGGGATGAGCAATGGTTATCTGTTCGCAACAGAAGACGAGAAGGGGGCGAGAACAGATGGAACTGAAAGCAGTTTCCATAGATTCAAATGAAAGAATTTTTCTGGACGGTGAAGAAATCAAGAATGTAGTGGGGTATAAGCTTGAACACTCCGCTGATTTATCAGAACCAGCGAAGCTTACGGTAACAATGTACGTTAAAGTAAAACGAGTTTGTTTTGGATTCCTGAGAGCGCCTGAAGTATCAGCGGATGTGGTGGCCAGTACGATCAAAGACCATCTAAGAAAAGCGGCTGATCAGCTAATGTCTCCGGAAGATGTTGAAACGTACCGGGAGATTGCAGATCAGAAGGAGAGTGAGGACCCATGAGATTAACGGATGAGGGACTTGACAGAGTTGAAGCGGTAGCAGATAAGCATCACAACTATACAGTAATGCTTATCTGTCAGGTTATTCGCGAAATCAGAGACCTGAAAAAGTTATTTGAGATAAGCAAGAATACTTGTAACGGCTGCGATGGCTCCGCAAGTGGCGCTGATGACAGCCAGGATAAGCATTGAAAGGGATAGGAGAAGCAAGAGAAGACACGGAAGGGGTGAAAGAGTATGCCGAAGTTAAAACCAAATATACAGGAAGAACGGAACAGGATCGTTCGTGCATGTATTGCGGGGAATAAGGAGCGGTTGGCAATAGATGATGCCGCTCTGGCTGTCAAGGTCGGGGTAACGAAAAAGACGATTCAGAATAAGTATCACCGGCCGGAGACGTATTCTCTGGATGAGATGCAGAAGATTGCAACTGTATTGAAATTTACTCCGATTCAGGCAGCATCCGTGCTCCTGGGCCGGGAACTTACGTCAAAAGAAATCAAGGAATTTATCCTGCTGTGAGAGGAGGTGAAACAGATGCATGAGATCAATAAAAGGACGGCAGGCACTCTGCCAGCGGTGCAACCGGATCTGGAATATATCCCGGTTTGCAGTGATCAACGGGGAGTATATCTGCCCAGTATGCACAAGGAGGGAGCGATCCTTAAGGAGATCCACATCCGGATCGAGAGACAGAACACACTGTACAACATGATGGAAAAGGCTGGCTGTGTGATCGGCGGACTTGCAAGCCTGGGAATGGTGTATGTCCTCGGCTGTATGGTTACAAGATTCGGGATTTTAATTTAAAAAGATCCCCATAGCGGAGCGGCAACTCCAAGGGGATCACATGTAAAAACATTACACCTCTATTTTAGAGGAGAAAAAGGAGAAAAGCAATGAAAAAATTGGTCAGAGTTTCAACGGATCTGCAGGTGACGATCCACGATTATCCGGAAGGATCTTATCAGATACAGAATAAAGCTCTGAGGAAGCTGATTGGAAACGATTGTGATTTGTACGAATCGGTTAGCCCAAAAAGGCTTTATTCAAAAGTGAAGATCGGTAAGAAAATGGAAAAAGAAGGTCATCGCATGGTTATGTTGGTCGATGAAGAAGGACTGTTGAAGTCTTTAGAGTCGAACATCCTTGGCAGCTGGCTGTATGAAACGGATAAGCATGGATATCCGATTGCCGGGAATGTACTCTTTGTAGGAACCAAATATACAGGTATAGGGATTGACTTCTGCGGAATTTCGGAAGATGTAGCAGAATCTTTGAAAAAGGAATTTGAAGAGCAGATTGCAAAGGGGAAAGCCTAATGCCTGCCGAGAAGTACATACTTCCAGACCGGGCCGCCTGGCTTGCGGCAAGAAAGAACCACATCGGCGGATCGGATGCCGCAGCATGTGTTGGGAGGAGCCCGCACAAGGATAACGTGCAGCTCTGGGAAGAGAAAATGGGGTTGGTACTTCCGGAAGATATTTCTGATAAGGAATATGTCCGGTACGGCACTGAGGCGGAGAAGTATCTCCGTGGACTCTTTGCCCTGGACTTCCCGGAATACCAGGTTCTTTATGACGAGAACAATATGTTCCTGAATCCGGACTTCCCGTGGATGCATGCATCTCTTGACGGGGAACTGATGGACAGGCAGGGGCGGCATGGAATCCTGGAGATCAAGACAACGAACATTTTACAAAGCTCCCAGAGGAGAAACTGGGAGGGTAGGATCCCGGACAACTATTACTGCCAGGTGCTTCACTATCTGGCAGTGACGGAATATGATTTCGCAGTTCTGAAAGCACAGCTCAAGAGCGAGTGGGGCGGAGAGCTGCATATCGAAGTCCGGCATTATTTTATCGAACGGAAGGAAGTTGAGGAGGACATCCGGGAGCTGCTTGACGCAGAGCAGAGGTTCTGGGACTGCGTGGTCACAGGCCGACGTCCGGATCTGATCCTTCCGGCAATATAAGGAGGATATAGAGTGGAATTAAAGATTTATAACCCGGTGGAAGACGGGTTTATCAAGAAAATCGACTGGAACTATGAGGATCTGAAGGCGGAGATCGAGACCCGGACTGCGGAATATGCGGCATCGGTCTACAATGATGATTCAATCAAGAATGCCAAGGATGACCGGGCAAAGCTTAATAAGCTTAAGGATGCCCTGGAGGGGAAACGGTCATCGGTCCGGAAACAGATGCTGGAACCTTATGAGATATTCAGCTCAGAGATCAAGTCTCTGACGGTTCTGATCGATAAGGCGATCAGCAACATCGATGGTCAGGTAAAAGACTACGAAAGCCGCCAGCGCAAGATGAAGGAAGCGAAGATCCGCGAGTTCTATGATGCGAACATCTTTGACCTGGAGAAGTATCTTCCGTTTGAGCGTGTGATCAAGCCGTCATATCTGAATGTATCGACATCAATGAAGTCGATTAAGGAAGAGATCTCAGCAATGATCCAGAGGGTGTCTGAGGGCATTGCACTTCTCAACGATACGGACAGTCCGTATGTGGTCGATATGAAAGCAGAGTTCTTAAAGACTTATGACATCGGCGCGGCTCTGGCGGTAAAGAACAGGCTGGAGGCGGCAGAACGCAAGAGACAGGAATATGAAGCAGAACGCGCAAGACAGAAGGCTGCGCGTGAGGCAAGGGAGAAAGCAGAGGCGGAAGCACTGGTGCAGGCAGGAAAGAAAGAGGCAGAAGTAACGGCAGCAGTTCCGGAGCCGGCAGCAGGAGAGACTTCCGGGATGAAAAAGAAAAGCGAACCGGTTGGTGTCCTCGACTTCCGCGTCTATGTGACGGAGTCCCAGATGCAAAAATTACAGAAGTTTTTAAAAGATTCCGGAATTCGTTATGAAGAAATTCCGATGTAAGAAGGAGGAAGAAAACAATGGCAGTAGGAAACAGCTTAACAGCAAAGAAACAGAATTCAGACCGAGTGGAGTTTGAAGTAGCAGGAGAAAAGATCACACTGACCCCGCAGATCGTCCGTGATTACCTGGTCAGCGGTGATAAGGAGCGTGTCTCCATGCAGGAGGTTGTGATGTTCATCAACCTCTGCAAGTATGCCGGACTGAATCCGTGGTTAAAAGAAGCGTACTGCATCAAGTACGGGAGCGAGCCGGCGACAATGGTGGTTGGTAAGGAAGCGTTCATGAAACGCGCAGAGAAAACTCCTGGCTTTGACGGCTTCGAAGCGGGAGTGATCGTCTTATCCGGGGAGGAGCTGATCTACCGGAAGGGAACCCTGAAACTGCCGGATGAGGAGCTTGTGGGAGGTTATGCGGAGGTATTCCGGAGGGACCGCACCCATTCCTATCGCGTGGAGGTCTCCTTTGATGAGTATGCGGCCAGAAAGAAAGATGGCAGCTTAAACAGCCAGTGGTCAAAGAAGCCGGCGACGATGATCCGCAAGGTTGCTCTGGTCCAGGCATTAAGAGAAGCGTTCCCGGAGAACTTCTCCGGTCTCTACAGTGAGGAAGAGACAGGAACAGAGGAGACGAGCTTCCTGACACCGCCGGACATGCCTGTAACCGATCAGGGGCCGGCAGCGATCCCGGAACAGGAACAGCCTACAACACCGCCGGTACAGCCGATGACAGAAAATGCCCAGATGGATATGGCGGCTGCGTTTTTCAATAAATGATCAGCCTGCTTAGGGAGGAGGTGAGGAAGATGGCAAAGATCACGTTTGAATCGATCGCCGGCGGAGAGCTGGCAGAACGTTTCCGGGTTGCACTGGCTCAGATCGGCAGAAATATCATGGACCCGAACTCTGATCCGGATGCATCCAGAGGAATGACGATCAACCTGAAGTTCAAACCGAATGAGTCCGGAGGGATCAACGTTGAGTTCGATATCAAGACAAAACTTGCAGGATTCAGAAAGGGCAAATCCCTGTTCCTGATCGGCCAGGATGCGAAGACCGGCCGGATCGAGATGTCCGAGTATGGCAATAACCGTCCGCAGGTGGCAGCGTACACTGCAGTGGAGCGGACGGAAGAGAAACCATTTGATCCGGAGACCGGGGAGATCCTGGACGAGGAGAGAAAAGGACCGATTGACTTAAGAGCGTAAATGAGAGGAGAAAACCATGTTAGAAGGATTAAAAGAAGCGATGCAGTACCTGATCGGAGTCGGCAATGAGGCGGAAAAGGTCCAGGTCCTGGAAATCTGCGGCGAGACCTATGCAAATAAGCGTCTGGAGCGTTACGGAGCACCGAAGAGAGCGGCAGCAATTGAGGCGTCATCCCTGTCAGCACTGGTTGATTACATTAAATCACTTTCGAATGAATTCTCGACAAGTCGGATGATCATCCAGATCGAGGATCCGGAAGAGGTAAATCTTATTTCTGAATTGAACATCGAGAGAAAAAGAGAATGCCTGTTCTCCTGCAAGGCAGAGATCTCGAAATTCCGTTTTGATAACTGGTATGATCAGGAGCGTTTCATGATCGAGATCCAGTCCAATTTTGTTCCGAGTTCGGACCGTGACGTTCTGATCAAGTTCGCGGGAAATGTGGAGCAGAAGAACAGTGCAACATTCTCGGACGATGGAAAGACTCAGGTCGCTACGATGAACGTTGGAGTTGCGTCAAAGTCGGATGTGATCGTACCGAATCCGGTTCTCCTGGCACCGTACCGCACCTTCCAGGAAATCGAACAGCCTTTCTCGAACTTTGTGTTCCGGATGGCGGACAAACAGACTCCGGCCTTCTCCCTGATCGAAGCGGAGGGCGGCGTCTGGAAGAACGAAGCAGTGAGCCGCATTAAGGAATATTTCAAGAAAGCGCTTGCGGATATGCCGGAGGAGATCCAGAACCGGATCGTGATCATCGGATAAAAAATGTAAACAGGCGGCCATCCCTCTTTCTGATATATGTCACAGGAATCCCGGTGCTCCGGCCGCCGGCATCGGGAAATGAAGGAGCAAGGATGAACAGCAGACAGAAAGGCGCCCGCGGAGAGCGGGAGCTTGCGAAGATCTTCCGGGAACATGGATATGACGCAAGACGCGGACAGCAGTATTGCGGAGCGTCCGGAGATGCCGACGTGATCGGTCTTCCAGGGATCCATGTGGAATGTAAGCGAGTTGAGAAGTTAAATCTTCTGGACGCAGTCGGGCAGTCTTTGAGAGATGCAAGGGATGATGAGCTCCCGGCGGTCTTTCACCGGCGTGACCGGTCGGAATGGCTTGTGACCATGCGTATGGAAGACTGGTTTACCCTCTTTCGGGAGCGGGAAGCCGGACAGGATTTAAAAGAGAAAGCAGAAAGGTAGGTGACTGCCTTTATGAATTATATCGCCCAGATCAATGCGTTCTGGGATTCGGCCACAACAAATCCGTTGTCTACAGGGCAGGTGTCGTTATACTTTGCGTTATTGCATGTATGCAACAGGAGCAACTGGACAGAGTGGTTTGCAGCGCCGAATCAGGTGCTCTCGGTACTGACGGGATTATCGAGGTCAGGAATACTGAAAGCGAGAAACGAATTGAAGCAGAGAGGGCTCATTGACTTTCAGGAAAAAGCAACAAAAGCGACCAGATATAAGATCACTATAGCAAATAGTACGCAAGTTAGTACGCAAATTGGTGTGCAAAACAGTACGCAAGATGGTGTGCAAGTTGGTATGCAAATTAGTGACACATTATATAAACATAAACAAAAACAAAAACGAAACGAAAAGAGTACTGCTGACGCAGTAACAGAAAAGCCGGAGCCCTTTGCCGGACAGATCGCCACGATTCGAGAATTATACAATTCCGTTTGCGGGTCGTATCCCCGCCTGGAGAAGATGTCTGAGGCAAGAAAGAGGGCGATCCGTGCCAGACTGAGAGCCGGGTATACCGTGGAGGACTTCCAACGGCTTTTTGAGATGGCAGAAGCGAGTGATTTCCTGAAGGGCAAGAATGGTCGGAACTGGTCGGCCACGTTTGACTGGCTGACAGCAGATGCCAACATGGCGAAGGTCCTGGATGGCAATTATGTGAACCGGGGATCCGCCGCAAAGGAGAGTGAGGAGCATGCAGATCGGAGACCAGCATCGGATTTCTACAAGCAGTTCCTGCCAGGTGCAGGGGACGGTGTCGGAGATAAAGGCATTCGGTGAGGGCGCGGGGCGGTGCCTTCTGGTGACGTATTTCGTACCGGGATATGGATATACACAGCCATTCATGATGCCGGTGGGAAAGGAATCCCCGTATCTTCAGGATCCGACAAAGAGAATATCCAGGAGCATGATGCCGTCGGAGTACATGGGAAAGACCGGAGCAGCGTTTGACTGGACGTTGTACGAGGAGAATATTGAGCCGCAGAAGAAGATCGTCAATGCGTTTGTGAAGCGATTTGCGGAGTTTGAACAGTCCGGCCGCGGGCTTTATATTTACTCAAAGTGCAAGGGATCTGGAAAGACCTTCCTGGCATGTATCCTGGCGAACGAGATCACGGCAAGACGTCCGTTCTCGATGAAGTTCATCACACTGCCAGATCTGATTGAGCTGGTGAAGAGTAAAGACGAGCTTGACCGCCAGACGCTGGAAGGACTTTATGCGTGCCGGTTGCTGATCCTGGACGATATTGGCGCCCACGATGGTGGACAGGCGTGGATCAACGAGGCGATCTTCCGGCTGATCGATTACCGGTACCGGGAGAGGAGACCGGTGATTTTTACCAGTAACTGTGAGGCGTCGAAGTTAGACTGCGATGAGCGGATCGCGGACCGGATCGAAGCGATGACGGTCCCGCTGCCGATGCCGGAAGTACGTGTCCGTCAGAAGATCGCGGCGCGGGCATCGGGGGATTTCCTGAAATCAGTCATGGGAGCATAGAGGAGTGAGAAGATGGAGGATGTAGAGAACACAAGAATGCCGGAAGAAATGGAGCTTTCGGGGAAAAGTTATTATCTGGATGTGAGTCTTGAAGAGGCGGAGAATAACATTCATGCCTGCTTAAGAGACGCGGCCCGGAACGTGATTGCCACAGGACATTACCTCAAGGTGATCCGGGATAAGGAGCTGTACCGGGAAGCTGGATACGAGAGCATCTGGGATTATGCCGCGGAGAGGTTTGGCTTCAGTAAATCGACGGCGAGCCGGTACATGACCCGGAATGACAAGTTCTCCGTAGGTGGAAACAGTCCGGTTCTCGCGGAGGAATTCCGGGAATACAGCAAGGCACAGCTGCAGGAGATGCTGTCCCTGGATGCGGAGCAGATGAGCGCAGTGACACCGGACATGACGGTGCGTGAGATCCGTGAACTCCGAAGGCCGAAGGAGATCCCGTACTTTGAGATCCCGGGGCAGCTGAGCCTGTCAGACTTTCCGGAGCTGGATGATGCAGAAACGGAAGATCCGGAAGTGGAGAATTCAGCACCGACAGAAGCGGTGACCTCAACCACGGCATTTACGGTCAGTGCTGAGGACCTGATCGGGGAGCCGGAAGAAGTGATATCCGCGTATGGACTGCCGAAAACAGTTTATCCGCCGGACAGCCTCATATCTACTCCGGGCTGTAACGGTGATGGCCGGGGATACAGCTGTTTTAACTGCCATATGGAGTGTGGAATCCGGCAGGAATATTGTTACTGTGTGGAGGCCACAATGGGAAATCCGTTTCCGTGTGCAATGGTCGGATCCGGAATGGTGGAGACTCTGAGGCAGGAAATCGGAGAGAGCTGCCAGTTTGTGAATCTGGACCTTGCGGAACGTAAAGTAGGAACCGATGAGCCGGTCCCATGCTGCCAGCAGTGCGCAAACCCGTGTGCGTATGCCTGCCAGATCTCGAAAAAATGTGTTGCGACGTCGCAACAGAAAGAACCGACGGCGCTACCAAATGGTGGTGAAGCTGCTGTCGAAAAGCAGCAGGAGGAATGCACCAATGTCGAGATCGAGAAAATACATAATGCGAAGGAAGAACCTGAGAAACAAGAACTGATTGAGTATGATCAGGAGATATTAGACGGCATGATCAGGGAAGTACGGCAGAAACTGTATATCATGAAAGAATATTGGATCAAGTCTCAGCCGCAGTATTATACAAAACACAGAATGATGCTCCGGGCCTATGAGCTGTTGATGAAGGCGGGAAGCTGATATGGAGAAGAGTGGAAAACACAGGTACACCTTGAGAGATATTCAAACTGGAGAGATCATATGCGCGGATCTTACAGCCGGTGAAGTATACCGCATTACAGGAATCCCGTCTCAACAGGTCAATAAATACTGGCAGAGAGGGACGATCCGCGACAGCATATGGAAAGTGGACTTGTATGAAGAAGGCGATGAAGGCATTTGGACACCCGAACTTTGTATGCATTGGGATTGTATCCGGAAGATGGTTCTGGGCGGCCTAAAGCATGGCAAAGGCACATACGAGGAAAAGATAGAGAGGTGGAGAAATCGTGCCAGCAAGGAAGCGTAGCACAGAACTTAGCCGGACGGAGGTCTGCGCCCGATATATGCAGGAACGAACCTTTGTCCGGATCTGAGCCAACGAGGAGGTGATATCACGAATGCAAAGTAGGCAGGACAGTCTTAGAAACATGAAATTAAGCGATTATAACATATCGCGAGCAAAATACAACGAACTAAAGTATTTCTGCATCCAGTATGCTGAGAAAAAGCAGAAGCTTGAGAGCGCTTATGGACTGAGAGCAACTGTGAATGACGGAATGCCGAAGGGAAATCTATCTGGGGATACGACGGCACAGGAAGCAGTGCGCAATGTGATGCTTCAAGAGGATTTAAGGTTGATAGAGGAGACAGCTAAGAAAGCAGCTCCCTCGATCCACAAGTGGATTTTAAAGAACGTGACTGAAGGAACACCATATGAGTGGATGAATGTTCCGGTAGGGCGGCGGCAATTTTATGAGTATCGAAGGTATTTCTTTTATCTGCTGGCACAAAAAAGATAGTTTATAAAAATTTTATAATTAGACTTTTTTGTGAACCAAATAATAATTTGGATATGGTTTACATAACGCAAAATTTAAACTAGTTGAAAATTTCAATTTTGAAAGCGACTCAAATTATTATTTGGTACAGAAAAGAGAAGTTGCAAGGGCTTGAGGGGGGATTTACAAGTCGAGATGGTTGTGATAAGGTGCAGGAAAGAGACGGTGTTTTGGGATGTCAATACTATTGACACCTGAATTTAAAACAAGAAAAAGCCGCCTACTTAGGGGCGGCTGGCCTGTAAACAGCCCGGATCCGTTTCTTTGGAATCGCAGAAGTGACTTTTTTATCTTTGAGAAATTGCTTTCGCAAAAGCATTAGTTCTTCTTCAACAATCAAAAGTAAAGCTTTTGACCACAGATCCCAATCATCAGAATAACCGACTTTTTGTGAGTCATCCCATAATTCCAAATCAGATATGGGTGTTAACGAGTCATTGCTTTCATCGTTGAAATTTTTAAAATGTGTCGCTGAAAAGCAGATATAGTCGGTTATGTGCTCGAGAAGCTCACAGCCTGGTTCGAAGAGCATGTTTAAAATTCTAAGTTTTTGAACCATATGTGCATTGTGGTGTTTTTCAGCAATGTCATGATATGAATGTAATGCGACAATGGTTCGTTCGGTAAGTCCTAAATAATTTGCTATGGATGCGATATTTGCGTCAGCGGATTTTACATCTGTAAGACCAAGTAAATAATCAGCTGATACATTAAAATAATTAGCAATTTTTATAAAGGTTTCGTTACTGGGTTCATTTTTATCTTGTTCATAAGCAGCTAAAGTTGTTTTTGCAATGCCCAACGCATGAGCAAGTGCTGCTTGAGTGAGATTTCGTTCTGTGCGCAAGATCTTAATGCGTTCACCAATCATAAGATTACCTCCTTTATAGGTAGTATAAAACATTTTTTAAAAAAAGTACAGAAAAAGTGTAATTCATAATTGACAATACATTAAACATATACTATGATTATTGATGTACAGAAAAAATGTACCGAAAGGAGATGAGTACATGAAACAGGTCACAATAAAATTGGATGATGAATTGCATAAGTCAGCTAAAATTAAAGCAGTCATGGAAGATAAATCATTCATACAGTATGTTGTGGATCTAATCAAAAAAGATTTAGGTAACAAAAAAGAGCAGTCACGCTGAGTTTGGCGACCTACGTGATTGCTCCAAAACCTGAAACCTGTAAACCCAGGAATCACCTTGTATTGTAAGGGATTCCGTCAGAAATTGCAAGGAGGAATTTGCAATGCAGAATTTAATGGTCTTTGAAGGACACGATGTAGAAGTATTTGAACTGAATGGACAGGTATTATTTAACCCGAAGCATGTGGCTGAAATCTTGGGTATTAAGAATGTGAATGATAATATCTCAAGAATGAATGCAAAACAGGTTGTAAAGCTGACAAATTCTAAAGTCGGTAAAACCGATTTTAGAAAATTACATAACACAGGCGAGAATTTTCTCACCGAAAGCGGCGTATATAAGCTGGTATTTAAGAGTCACAAGCCAAATGCAGAAGCTTTCACAGACTGGATCGCAGATGAGGTTCTCCCGACTCTCCGTAAGACCGGCTCTTACGAGATGCCAAAACAGGACAAGCCGAAGAAAGAGAAACTGCCTTCCGTAAACATGATGGTAAAGAACATCAAGGAAGCCTTGCATGACGCTGGTGTGGATTCCAAGTACATAGCTGCAGAAGTGGTGCGGATCTATTCCGACTCCGGCTATCCGGTAAAGACAAAATTGATTTCTGATGTTCCAGAGCTTTGGGACTGCACCAGTATCGCAAAGAATCTGGGAATATATTCGGAGAATGGCAGACCGCATGATAAGGCTGTCAGCGCAATCATCCAGAAACTGGATCTCTTCACAGACGAGATTGTGAGAACTGCATACAGCCGAAATGGGCATGACGGCGTCACGGTCCAGTATAAAGGCAGCGTCCTGGAAAAGGTCAGAGAATGGCTGATCGAGAATGATTACCCGACCGTAATTAAGCTGGAGCTTTCCAATGGCGACAGCAATAAATGCAAGGTTGTTTACGGGGAGGTGGCATGATGAACATTCAGGAGGAATTAAGAATCTCTAATTATCAGCCAGTCTCATTCTTAAAAGGTTCAGAGATGGGAGACTTATATGAGGCAATGGTAGAATATTGGCGATTAAAAGGAGCCGATGCAAGCGGAGCATTTGCAGCATCATTGTTTTATAACTTAGGACGCACCCATGGAATTCGCGATGAGCGGGCAAGGAAAAAGAAAGAGATGTAAAAAGTGGGTAACTACGAGGGGGTACTTTCGTGATATTATGGTATCGTGCTTGAAGCCAAGGGCATACAGCCGGCGGCTTCCTACATCCTCCTCAAGTGAAGGTATACGTGGGCGGCCGTTAGGCAGAGCGGTCGCCAATTATCAGGGCGTAGCTCAGTAAGCAGAGCAGCTGATATTTAATCAGCGTGTCGAGGGTGCAAGGCCTTCCGTCCTGGTTCGCGGAGTAGAGCAGTCTGGAAGCTCGTCAGTAAAATTAAGAAAGGTGGTGCTACGGATGAATACCAATACAATCGGGAATATGACAGAAAGTGTTGTTTTGTCAGAATTCCAGAAAATGGAGATTCCTGTAAGCATTCCTTTTGGTCGTAATGAGCCATATGATTTTGTTATAGACACGAAAGATGGATTTAAGTCAGTGCAAGTCAAACATGGAATCTATAAGAACGGTTGCGTTGTAGCTGAAATAACCCACAAGAGAACCTATAAGAAAACTCAAAAGGATTCCTATAAAGGTGTTGTGGATTATATAGCTATTTGGTGCAGCCAGATTAATAAATCTTATCTTTTGGATATGAAAAGTTTTAGGGCGAATAAGGTTGCATGTCTTAGGATTGAAGCGCCGCGGAACAATTCGTGTATTAGCACGATTGTTTGGGCAGCTCCTTACGAACTTAAGAAAATTGCAGCATTATTAAAACGATGATACTGACTGGTTCAAATCCAGTCTCCGCAATTTGCCTGGTTTCGGGATTCTCCACCCAGACATTCCAGGTATGCAGGGCATCTCCACGGAGAGGATGGGACATGAGCCGTTGGCTCGAGTCCTGGTGCGTTACTTAAATTCATAATATCCCCCTTGAAAAGCGCCTATCGAGAGATGGGTGCTTTTCTTTTGCAATATAGAGTAAAATAAATTTCCAAAAAAGGTTGACAAATT